TCCGCGCCCTCGCCGACTGGTCCTTCGGCGGGGGCGACGGGTATTGCGCGGCCTGCGCGGGCCCCTGCCCCGACTGCCCCGCAAGACTGAACCGGCCGCAGACGGTCGAGGGCTGGCAGGTCTGGGACCTGACCCAGCGCCTCGGCGGCCAGCTGCGCATCGCGCCAGGGGCGGTCATCGGTTGGGACATGAGCGCGGCGCTGTCATTGGCGCAGGCGCTGGGCATCGCTCCCCTGATCGCCGCCGAACTGTTGCCCGAGATCGAGGCGGTGATGGTGCGCAAACTCAACGAGCAGATGGAAGGACGCCGGAATGGCTGAGAAAAAGGTGTCCGTCCGCCTCGTGGCGGAGGGTGGACGCCGCGTACGCGCGGAACTGGAAGGGGTGGGCGACGCTGGGGCGCGCGGCTTCGGCCGACTGTCGCGCGAGATGGACCTGGCGAACACCAGGCTTGCGGCCTTTGCGCGCCGGGCGGGCCTCGCCCTTGGGGCCGCCGCTGCCGCCGCAACTGCCTCGCTCGGGCTTATCGTCCGCTCCACGGCCGAGAGCGCCGCCCAGATCCGGCAGTTCGCGCAGGTCGCCAATGCGACGCCGGAAGCCCTTCAGCGCTGGTCGGCTGGCGCTCGGACGGTCGGGATCGAGCAGGAGAAACTGGCCGACATCCTCAAGGACGTGAACGACCGGGTCGGGGATTTCCTCCAGACCGGCGGCGGGCCGATGGCGGATTTCTTCGAGAATGTCGCCCCGCGTGTGGGCGTGACGGCCGACCAATTCGCACGTCTGTCAGGGCCGGAGGCTTTGCAGCTCTACGTCGACACCCTCGAACGCGCCGGTCTCAGCCAGCAGGAGATGACCTTCTATCTCGAGGCCATGGCCTCGGACGCCACGCGGCTGATCCCACTTCTGCGCAACGGCGGGGCGGAGATGGCGCGGCTTGGCGACCAAGCCTCCGACCTCGGCGCGGTGCTGGACAGTGATGCCCTCGAAGCACTGCGCCGCACGCAACTGGCGCTCGGCACGGTCTCGCTGGTCTTCGACGGCCTGCGCAACCGGATCGCCGTTGCCGTGGCCCCGACCATCGAGGCGCTGGCCAATGCTTTCGTGGCGCTCGCCTCCGATGGCGGCATCCTGCGGTCTGCCATCGATACGCTGATCGGCAACCTCGGCCGACTTGCCTCCTACGCGGCGACGTTCGCCGCCGTCATGGCGGGTCGCTGGGTTGCTGGCATGGCCGCTGCTGCCCTGTCGGTGCGCGGCCTCGCCACCGCCTTGGTGTTCCTGCGCGGCGCCCTGATCCGGACCGGCATCGGCGCGCTGATCGTCGGCGCAGGCGAGCTGGTCTATCAGTTCTCGCAGCTGGTGACCCGGGTCGGCGGGGTGGGCGAGGCGTTTCGGCTCCTCGGCGATCTCGCTCGCGAGGTCTGGTCGCGCATCGGCCTGTCGCTAGACGTGGCGCTGGCGCGGATGGCGGCCGGATGGGAGGGCCTGAAGGCGGCGGGCCTCTCGGCGCTGGAAGGCACCATCGTGGGCGTCGTCAGCTTCGGCGACAGGACGGCGGCAATCTTCCAGGGGGCCTACGATTCTGCGGTGGCGATCTGGGGTAGTCTGCCGGGCGCAATCGGCGATTTCGCCTTCCAGGCGGCGAACGGACTGATCTCGGGCGTCGAGGCGATGCTGAACGGCGTGGTCACCCGCATCAACAGCTTCATCGAGACGCTGAACGCCGCGCTGGCCCTGCTGCCGGAATGGGCTACGGGCGAAGGTGGCGTGCGGATCGGCATCCTCGACCCGGTCGAACTCGGCCGGATCGGTAATCCGTTCGAGGGGGCTGCTACAGCTGCTGGCGCGGCTGCGGCGGACGCCTTCTCGGCCGCGCTGTCGCGGACCTACCTCGAGCCGCCCGATCTTGGTCTCGGCACCATGGCCGACGACGCCCGCGCCCGGGCCGATGGCTATCGCGAGGCGGCAGGGATGCTGGCCGATGCTGCCGGTCGGCCGCTGGCCAGCTGGCAGGCGCTGAAGGATGCGGTGACGGGTACCGGAACGGAGGCCGAAACCGCGCTGGCGGATGCAGCTGCGTCAGCTGATGCCCTCACGTCCGGGCTGAACGACACCGCCACCGCCGCCGACGGGGCCGGAGGCGCTGCACGCGATGCCGGGGCGGCTGCGGCCGAGGGTGCGGACACGGCCCTCACCGGCTGGCAGGCCGTCACGGCCGCGCTTGCCGATTATGCCGCCAAGGCGCGTGACATTGGCGGGGATATCGGCCAGGCGCTGGTCGGGGCCTTCACCTCGGCCGAGAACGCCATCGGCGACTTCGTGAAGACCGGCAAGCTCGACTTCCGCGATCTGGTCACGTCGATGATCGCCGATCTTGCCAAGCTCGCGGCCCGCCGCTTCATCCTCGGCCCCATCGCCAATGCCCTTTCCGGCGCGCTGGGCGGCGCGGGTGGCATCTTCGCCAACATCCTGCATGCGGGCGGCATGGTCGGCGCACCCGGTCCCGGCCGGATGGTCCCGGCGCTGGCCTTCGCGGGGGCGCCGCGTATGCACAACGGGGGCTGGGCTGGTCTGCGGCCCGACGAGGTGCCCGCCATCCTTCAGCGCGGGGAACGCGTCCTCTCGCGACGGGAGGCGGCCGGTTACGGCCAATCGGGTGCCTCGACCGTCAACGTCACGATCAACGCCCGCGACGCCGAGAGCTTCCGGCAATCCCGCACACAGGTCGCCAGCGACATCGCCCGGGCCGTCTCGCTCGGTCGAAGGGGGATGTGATGGCCTTCCACGAGGTCCGGTTTCCGGACAACATCAGCCGTGGCGCGCGCGGCGGCCCGGAACGACGCACACAGATCGTCGAACTGGCAAGCGGGGCCGAGGAGCGCAATGCGAGCTGGGCGAACAGCCGCCGCCGCTACGACGTGGCCTATGGCATCCGCCGCGCCGACGATCTGGCGGCGGTCGTCGCCTTCTTCGAAGCGAGGAACGGCCGCCTCCACGGCTTCCGCTTCAAGGACTGGGCCGACTTCAAGTCCTGCCTGCCATCGCAGGCGCCCGGGGCGACCAACCAGCCGATTGGTACGGGCAACGGGTCAGCCACCCTGTTTCAGCTGACCAAGCGCTACACCTCGGGCGCGCAGTCCTGGACGCGGGCCATCACCAAACCGGTCGCCGGAACCGTCACCATCGCGCTGAACGGCACGCCGCAGGCCACAGGCTGGTCGGTTTCCACGACCACCGGCATCATCACTTTCACCACCGCCCCCGGCGCAGGCGCGGCCATCACCGCGGGTTTTGAATTTGACGTCCCCGTCCGCTTCGACACCGACGCTCTCGACGTCACCCTCGACTTCGAACGCCTCGGCTCGATCACTTCGATCCCGCTTCTGGAAATCCGAACATGAAGTCCCTGAACCCCGCGCTGCAGGCCCATCTCGACGACGGCACGACGACGCTCGCCTGGTGCTGGCGCATCACCCGCGCCGATGGTGTGACCTTTGGTTTCACCGACCACGACCGGACGCTGTCGTTTGACGGGACCGAGTTCGAACCGGAAAGCGGGTTGACCGCTTCCGAGGTGCGGTCTGGCTCCGACCTGTCCGTCGATGCGCAGGATGCGCAAGGCGTGCTGTCGTCCGACCGGATCACGGAGACCGACATCCTCGACGGCCGATGGGACAATGCGGCCGTCGAGGTCTGGCGGGTGAACTGGTCGGCCCCGGCGCAGCGCGTGCTCCTGCGCCGCGGGGCTATCGGCCAGATCCGGCGCGGGCGGTTGGCCTTCGTGGCCGAGGTGCGGTCGCTGGCGCACATCCTTGGCCAGACCGTCGGGCGGACGTTCCAAGCCAGTTGCGATGCCGCGCTGGGCGATGTGCGCTGCGGCGTGAACCTCGATGCCCCGGCCTTCAAGGGGACCGGCGCGGTGATCGATGTGCTGCGGGATCGGGCGTTCACGGCGTCCGGCCTCGCCAGTTTCGCGGCGGGCTGGTTCGCCTTCGGGCTTGTCGAATGGACCAGCGGCGCGAACGCCGGGCGGCGGGTCGAGGTGTTGTCGCATGATCTCGTCGACGGGGTGGCGATCCTGACCCTGCTGGAAGCCCCGGTGCGCCCGATCACGGCGGCGGACGGCTTCGTGGTCCGCGCCGGTTGCGACAAGCGGATCGCCACCTGTGGCACGAAGTTCGCCAATGTCGCCAACTTCCGAGGCTTTCCCCACATCCCGGGCCAGGATGCGGTCCTGCGCTATGCCACCAAGGACGGTGGCCACGAGGGGGCGGTGCTTTGAATACCGCCGATCCGGCTCGCGTCATCGCCGTCGCGCGATCCTGGCTCGGTACGCCCTATCACGACCAGGCCAGTTTGCGCGGGGTCGGCTGCGACTGCCTTGGTCTCGCGCGCGGCATCTGGCGGGAGGTCGTCGGGCCGGAACCGTTCCCCATTCCGCCCTACAGCCGAGACTGGGGTGAGACCGGCCCGCGCGAGGTGCTGGCCGATGGCGCGCGGGCAATGATGCCCGAGATCAAACCTCCCGATGCGCAGCCCGGTGCGCTGATCCTTTTCCGGATGATGCCCCGCGCCATCGCCAAGCATGTGGGCATCCTCACCGGCCCCGACACCTTCCTTCACGCCTATGAGCGGCTGGGCGTGATCGAGGAACCGCTGACACTGACTTGGCGACGGCGCATCGCCTTCGCTTTCCTCTTCCCTGCACGCTGAGATTTCCCCATGGCCACGCTCGTCCTCGGTGCCGTCGGCTCCGCCATCGGTGGGGCTTTCGGCGGCGCCATCCTCGGCTTTTCTGGTGCTGCCATCGGCGGCTTCATCGGATCGACCATCGGCTCGGTCGTCGACAGCTGGATCGTGTCCTCGCTGGCGCCTGCGCAGAAGATCGAAGGGCAACGGCTGGACTCCCTGCGCATCACCTCGGCCACGGAAGGCGCGATCATCCCGCGCCTCTACGGCCGGATGCGCATTGGCGGCAACATCATCTGGGCCACCGATTTCCGGGAAGAGACGAAGACCACGACGCAGGGCGGCGGCAAGGGTGGCGGCGGCGGCCGGGTCCAGACGACTGAATATCTGTACTATGCCAGCTTCGCGGTCGCTCTCTGCGAGGGGCCGATCACCGGCATCGGCCGCATCTGGGCCGATGGCAAACCGCTCGACATGACCGGGATCACCTGGCGCTGGTATCCCGGCAACGGGACCCAGACCTCCGACCCGTTCATCGCCGCCAAGATGGGCGCCGCCAACACCCCTGCCTATCGCGGCACGGCCTATGTGGTCTTCGAGGATCTGCCGCTTTCCACCTACGGCAACCGCCTGCCGCAGCTGTCCTTCGAGGTCTTCCGGCCGCTCGCGGATCCCGACACCGCCGAGGGGCTGGTGAAGGCGGTGACGATGATCCCGGCCTCGGGCGAATTCACCTATGCGACGGAAGCCGTGCGCAAGACGGTCGGCGCTACGACCACCATCTTCGGCCAGACCACGGGCGGCACGACCTCGGCCGAGAACCTGAATGCGCGGCCCGATGAGGCCGACATCGTCGTGGCGCTGGACCGGCTGCAGGCCATGGCCCCGGCCGTGGAGAGCGTCAGCCTGGTTGTCGCCTGGTTCGGCAATGACCTGCGCGCGGGCAACTGCACGATCAAGCCCGGCGTGGAGGTCGCGACGAAGGTGACCAGCCCAAAGGTCTGGACCGTTAGCGGGGTCTCCCGCGCTGCAGCCCATCTGGTCAGCCGGGATGCCGATGACCGTCCAGTCTATGGCGGCACACCTGCGGATTTCGCGGTGGTACAGGCGATCCGCGAGATGAAGGCACGCGGCCTGCGCGTCACCTTCTATCCCTTCTTGCTGATGGACGTCCCGCCCGGCAACACGCTGCCAAACCCCTACAGCGCCAACGCTGCCACGCCCGGCCAGCCCAGCTTCCCATGGCGCGGGCGGATCACGTGTTCCCCGGCCGCAGGCTATGCCGGGACCGCCGACAAGACCGCCGCCGCGGCGACGCAGGTCGCCAACTTCTTCGGCGCGGCCACCCCGGCGCAATTCTCGGTGTCGGGCGATACCGTCACCTGGACCGGTTCCGCGGGCGACTGGGGCCTGCGGCGGATGATCCTTCACTACGCCCATCTCTGCGCCGTCGCGGGCGGGGTCGATGCCTTCCTGATTGGGACCGAGATGCGCGGCCTGACCACCATTCGGTCCAGCGCCAGTGCCTATCCGGCAGTCACCGCCTTCAAGGCGCTGGCGGCGGACGTGAAGGCGATCATCGGGGCTGGCACCAAGGTGGGCTACGCCTCGGACTGGTCGGAGTATTTCGGCCACCAGCCCGGCGACGGCAGCGGCGATGTCTATTTCCACCTCGACCCGCTCTGGTCGGATGCGAACCTCGATTTCATCGGCATCGACAACTACATGCCGCTTTCAGACTGGCGGGATGGCTTCGATCACGCCGATGCCCTGCAGGGTTGGCCCGCGATCCATGACCGGGGCTATCTGCAGGCCAACATCGCGGGTGGCGAGGGTTTTGACTGGTTCTACGTCAGCCCGGCCGACCGGTCTGCGCAGATCCGCACGCCCATCACCGACGGTGCCGCAGGCAAGCCTTGGGTGTTCCGCTTCAAGGATCTGCGGGCCTGGTGGTCGAACCCGCATTACAACCGGCCCGGTGGGCCGGAAAGCGGCACGCCCACCGCATGGGTGCCGCAGTCGAAGCCGATCTGGTTCACCGAACTGGGCTGCCCTGCCATCGACCGGGGAACGAACCAGCCCAACGTCTTCTTCGACCCGAAGTCGTCCGAGAGCTTCACCCCGCATTTCTCGCGCGGCTGGCGCGATGACGCGATCCAACGCGCCTATCTCGAGGCGAGCTACCTCTGGTGGGGTCAGGGCGCGAACAACCCGATCTCGTCTGTTTACGGCGGCCGGATGGTGCATGTTCCCGAATGCGCCGCCTGGACTTGGGACGCGCGCCCCTATCCGTTCTTTCCGGAGCTGACCGGCGTCTGGACGGACGGGCCGAACTGGCGGCTCGGCCACTGGCTGACGGGCAGGCTGGGTGCCGTGTCTCTGGCTGCGCTGGTGCGGCACCTTTGCCTGCGCGCCGGGCTTGATGAATCGTTGATCGACGTCAGCGGCCTCGGGGGTGCTGTCGAAGGCTATGTGATCGGCGCGCTGGAAAGCCCCCGCGCGTCGATTTCCACGCTGGCCCGGCATTTCGGCTTCGATGCCATCGAGACAGAGGGCGTGATCCGCTTCGTCATGCGCGGCCGTGCCTCGGTCGCGACGCTCGCCATCGACGATCTGGTGGCCAGCCGGGAAGGCGAGGCCTTCGAACTGACGCGCGGCCAGGAGACCGAACTGCCGCAGGCGCTGAAGTGGCAGGTCGCGCGAGCAGATGAGGACTATGACGCCGCGCTGGTGGAAGCGCGCCGCATCACCGTCGACACGACGCGCATTGCCTCGGAAAGCTTCCCGATGGCAATCCCGCCCGAGGAGGCCGAGCGCCGCTGCCGCCGCGCGCTGATGGAAGCCTGGATCGGCCGGGAAAGCGCGACCTTCCGTCTGCCGCCGTCCCGTCTTGGCCTTGATCCGGCCGACGTGATCCGGCTAGCGCATGACGGCCGTGAGGTGGAATTCCGTCTGGTGTCTGTCGCCGATGCCGAGGCGCGCGGCGTCGAGGCAGTGCGCCAGGACCGCGCCGCCTATGACCTACCACCCGGCGATCCCCGGCCCGCGAGCCTCGCCAGCCCCGTCGTCTTCGGTACCCCGGAAGTGATGATGCTGGACCTGCCGCAAATTTCGGAGGACCAGCCCGCCCATCGCCCCCTGATCGCCGCCCATGCCAGCCCATGGCCAGGCGACATCGCGGTCTTCCGCAGCGCCTCGACGGATGGGTTCAATCTGCTGACCACATTCGGCAGTCGGGCCCGGATCGGGACGCTGGCTTTCGACGTCTTTCCCGGGCCGACCTCGCGCTTCGATCTGGGCAACGCGCTGGTCGTCGATCTCCTGTCCGGAACGCTGGAAAGCGTGACCGACGTCGCGCTGTTCGGTGGGGCCAATGCTGTCGCAGTCGAGAGTGTCGCTGGCCAATGGGAGATCGTGCAGGCGGGAGCGGCAGAACTGATCGCCCCTGGTCGCTACCGACTGACCCGCCTCCTGCGCGGCCAGCGCGGGACGGAGCACGCGATGGGCACCCCGGCTCCCGCAGGGGCGCGTGTGGTGGTACTGGACGCGACGCTGGCATCGCTCCCCATCGCCGAGGCAGACCTTGGCTTGCCGTGGAACTGGCGGGTCGGCCCGGCTGCGCGCGCGGTCAGCGACGCGAGCTATGCCGCGCTGGGCTTCACCCCATCGGGACGCGGTCTTGTCCCCTTCGCGCCGGTCCATGTGGAACAGCCATGGCGCATTGCCCGCAACCCGGGCGATCTGACGATCCGCTGGACGCGCCGGTCCCGCGCGCTGGTGGCCGATGCTTGGGAGCAGGTCGATGTACCGCTGGCCGAGGAACTGGAAAGCTACGACGTCCAGATCCTCGACGGGACGACCGTCAAGCGCACGCTGACCAGCACCACGACCTCCGTCCTCTATACCGCCGCCCAGCAGACCGCCGATTGGGGCGCGCCGCTTGGCCCCGGCCAATCGCTGGCGATCCGCATCTTCCAGCTTTCGAACCGCCTCGGCCGCGGCACGCCCGCAACCGTGACCCTCCAGTTCTGACGGGAACCCCCATGTCCGACACCACGACCCATCTGGGCCTGCCCTACCTCCTGGCGGCCCAAGCGCAGAAGCATGTCACCCACAACGAGGCCCTGCGCCTGCTCGACGCCATGGTGCAGCTCTCGGTCCTCGACCGCACGCGCACCGCGCCACCCGCGAGCCCCGCGAACGGAAACCGGCACCTCGTCGCTTCGGGCGCGACCGGCCTCTGGGCCGGGTGGGATCTGAACGTGGCCTTCTGGATCGACGGCTCGTGGATCCGGCTGGTCCCGCGCCCCGGCTGGCTTACTTGGGTCGCGGACGAGGGGCTGTTCCTCGTCTGGACTGGCGCGGCCTGGGAGGTCGTGGGCGAGCCGCGTGACGTCTCGGATGGGGTGTTCAGTCTGGTGAACGACACCGATCCGACGAAGAAGGCGACCTTCTCGCTGGCGGGGATCAGCGCAGGAACGACCCGCAGCTTCACCCTGCCGAATACCTCCTCCGAACTGGCGATCCTCGCTGGCACGCAAACCTTCACCGGGAACAAGACCTTCTCGGGCACGCTCACGGCGTCCGGGACCGTCACCGTCTCGGCGGCCAGCGCCACCATTGGCACCGCTACGACGACCGCCACCTACGGCATGGGCATCGGGGCCACGACCACGGGCGTCACCAAGACGGTGAACCTTGGCACCGGCGGCGCATCTGGATCGACCACCGTCGTGAACATCGGCTCGGCCACCGCTGGCGCGGGCGGCACGACAGTGGTGAACACGCCCACCGTGACCTTCGCCAATGCGGTGACGCAGGTTGGCATGCCCCAGGCCAACCTGACCGCGCAGTTGCTCGGCCTCGGCGGGGCGACGGCCGACAGTTACAACCGTCTGTCGGTCAATACCCCGGCCGTGCTGCTGAACAATGCAGGCGCGGGGATCGAGGCCACGGTCAACAAGTCTGCGGCCGGGAACGACGCGGCCTTTGCCTTCAAGACCGGCTTCTCCGCCCGCGCGCTGATCGGCCTCCTCGGCAACGACGATTTCAGCTTCAAGGTCAGCCCGGACGGATCAGCCTTCTACGACGCGATCCACATCGACCGCACCAGTGGCCAGGTGGAACTGCCGCAGCCGACGGTGTTGCCAGGGCTGGCCGCAGCGCCGTCACCGCCGCCTGCGGGCAAGGCCTCGGTTTATGCCCGCAGCCGCGCCGGGGCGCCGTGGATCGACGTCATGCGTCCTTCGGGGCGGGATTTCCCTCTGCAGCCACATTTCGGGGTGAACCGCATTGCGACGTGGTCGCCGTCAGTCACAACGACGATCACCACAGAAGGCATGCCGATCACCTCGGTCGGCACCGTCTCGCACCCCACCCTCGCCGCGACCAACCTGGCCGCCAGCATGCGGCGCTGGAGACTAACCTCGGCGGCCGTCGTGGACTCGGTTGCCGATCAGCGATCTGCAGGCTGGGCCTGCTGGCGCGGAAATGCGGCAGGCCTCGGCGGGTGGACCTTTGTGACGCGGATTTCGCTCACAACCCTGCAGGCAAACGGGATGGGGTTCTTCGGCCTTTACGGATCGACGGCTGCGCTGGCCACCACCCTTACGCTGGCTGCAGCCATCAACTGCATTGGCATCGGCTTCCAGCGTGGAACCCACACCCGCTGGCAACTGGTCACAAATGACGGCACCGGAGCGCCGACACTGACCGACATGGGGACGAGTTTCGCCATCGCCACGGGCGGCGTGCTGACCCTGTTCATCGCCGCGCCACCGAATGGATCGTCCGTCTGGGTGCGTGTCGTCGATGAGGTCTCAGGCGCGGTCTTCGAGCAGGAGATCACCGCCGACCTGCCCGCCGCGACGCAGTTCCTGTCGCCACGGCTGTTCCTGAACACCGGCGCGACCGCCGCCGCCGTCTCTTATGACTGCGCCGGGGTCTACTTGGAAACCGACTTCTAACCGACCGCAGCCCGCGGCAATGAAAGGACCATCATGAACGACCAGACCACCCTGACCAGCGAGGTCGCGCGGGCCTTTCGGGACCACGGGATCACCGCCGCGTTGACCGCCCTGATCGGCGGCACCATGGCCCTGATCGCGGCGATCACGCGCAAGGCTTTCACCAACGAAGCCCTGCTGGATCGCCTCGACCGCGAACTGGTCGCCGACCGGGACAAGATCGATCGCCAGCGCAGTGAAGACCGCAAGGCCGATGGCGACCGCCTCGACCGGATCGAGACCGACATCCGCTCGATGCGCGACATGCTCTTCGACGCCTTCCAGCGCGGCCGATCCGACTGACAGTCTAGAGAACAGACCACCACTACCCCCGACCCGCCCCTGAGGCGGGTTTTCCATTTGGAGGATCCACCATGCCCACCCTGACCTACCCCGACTGGCGCGACGTGCCCGCCACCACTTGGCGCTGGCCGAACTTCTCGGCCGCCGAAATCGCCTGCCGCGGCACCGGCGCGATCAAGATCAACACCGAGGCGATGGACAAGCTGCAGGCCCTGCGCGACCGCCTCGGCAAGCCGCTGATCGTCCGGTCCGCCTATCGCAGCCCGGAACACAACCGCGCTGTCGGTGGCGCTCCGGCGTCGAAGCACATGCAGGGAACGGCCTTCGACATCGCCATGGCGAACCATGATCCGATGGCATTCGCCGATGCCGCCCGTGCCATCGGTTTCCTCGGGTTCGGCACCTACCCGCGGTCGGGCTTCATGCACATCGACCTTGGCCCTGCCCGGTCATGGGGCGATCCCTTCCCGGTGCGGCCCGTGCCCTTCGCCCCTGAACTGCCGCCCGCGCGCGAAGTCCTGTCGGAAAGCCGCACCCTGCGCGGCGGCGGTGCAGCCGGGGCGGCCACGGTCGGCGCCGCCGGGGTGGAAGTGTTGCAGGAAGTTCTTGCCGAAACGCAGACCACGATCCAGCCGCTGGTGCCGTACCTCGATACCCTGCGCTGGGTGCTGATTGCCATCGCGCTGGTCGGCATCGCCGTGACTATCCACGCCCGGCTGGACGACTGGAAACGGGGCCAGCGGTGATCGGCTGGCTCCCCTCCCATGGCCCGGCGCGTAAGGCGCTGGGCCTTATCCTCGCCGCAGCAGCGATCCTGCTGTTCCTCCTGAACCTTCGCCGCGCCGGTGAACGCGCCGGGCGCGCCGCCGAACGCCTTGATGCCAGAGAGAGAAACGATGCCATCCACCGCGAGATGCTCGACGCCGCCGCCCGCCGCCCTCCTGATCGCGATGCTCTGGCTGAGCGCCTGCGCGACGGGCGGTTCTGACGCCCGCGCGCCATGTCCGCCTGTGGTCGAGTACACGGCCGCGGATCAAGCGCAGGCGGCCAACGAGGTCGAAGCGTTGCCGGAAGGCGCCCTCATCGTCAGGATGCTGATCGACTACGCTGTCTTGCGCGACCAGGCGCGGGCGTGCCGGTGAAAGCTGCTCCAGGCAGCTGAGCGAATGCAACTCCGTCTGCCTCAGAGAATTCGGGTTCAAGTGGAACAAGAAATTTAGGAGCTTCGCTATGATAAACGGGCGCATTCACCTCCGGCGGAGAATGCGCCCGCTTGTTTCAATGGCCGGACACCGACCATTGGGCCGGTGAAAACTCAAACCAGCCTGGCGGGCTCCGAGCGGGTTCGCCGCCATCCCCGCCGCCGCAATTGATCCGGCCCTCTGTCCGGCGTCTCCTGCGGTCCCCGCGCTTTCGGGTCCGGGTCCCCATCGTCGAAAGAAAAAACAGTTGCCGAACTACTCGGTCTCGATCCTCCTCGCTTCCGTCGTGGACGCAGGCTGCACGAGGCCCGCCACGATCTGGCGAAACTCGCCGAGGATTTCACCGTGGTTCTTGTCGAGGTAGCGGGCGAGACGGTCATTCTGCAAAAGCCGCTCGACATAGCGACCGGCCACAACCAGCCGAAGGTGATCGGGTCCAAGGGTGCCTTCGATCAGCTTGATGTTCTTTTGCAGGTTGGCCATCTCGGCCTTCATTCGCTCGGCTTGTTCACGCGTTACGCCTGCAGGTGGCTTCTTTGCAGCCGGGTCAACCAGCTCAGTGGCGTCAGATGCTGCGAGGATCGCCTCGACATAGGGCACCGTGTAGTTGTTAGCCGCGATCATCAGTTCCGCCGCCTGAATCTGCCGCAGGGGCTTCATCTTCCGCAGGGACCGGAAGCTGTTGATCGGGCAGTGCCTGGCCTTCAGCAGTTCGGCTGCCTCCGGACAGATGCCGTTCAGCAGGGTCCGCTTCTGTCGGATCAGCGCGATGTTCACATTCAAGGCTGCTGCGATGCGGGCTTCCGACACGCCGCGCTCGACCGCGCGCAGGATCATCTTGTGCTCCTGGATCGTGGCGAGGCGGCTGATGCGCTTGTTGTAAGTGAAGGATTCGTCGTCAGTCGCCACGAGGCAGGTGACGGTCGTCTCGCCCATTTCCTTCAGAACATGCAACCGAACATGGCCATCCAGAAGGATGAAGGATCCGTCCTGCCCAGCCGCGCGGGCGACCACCGGCGGTTCGATCAGCCCGACCTCGCGGATCGACGCGGCGATCTGCCCATATTTCTGACTCTTGGTCACGGTGACTGGCAACTGCTTGACCGGCAGGATCGCATCGATCGGGATCGTGCGGAGGTTCGCCTCGAATCCCGGGTTCTTCGGCGGAGGCATTTTCCCTGTCTGTGTCATGCTCTTGGCTCCCGCAACCCGTCGATGATGATGCGCGGCAGGCTGTCGAGACCCTCGGCACGGAGCAGCGTCAGAAAGTTCTCGTCCTTCAGCAGGGACTGAAATGCCGCATCGAGAAACAGCAGGCTGCTGCGCGTCGACTGAGCCCTGCGGACCATGTCCTGCTGTCGCTCGGCCTCGGCGCGATAGGCTTTGACCAGCGCGGCAGAAGTCATTCGCGCGCGTGGCTGTTTGTTCCGCGCGCCACCTCGCTGCTTGCCGTGGCGCTGGCGCAACTCAACCAGCCGCCGCGCCTCGAGCAATTTCTTTCCGCGCAGTTCACCGGAGGCATAAGCCGCCTCGAGAGCCTTCTGCACGTCCTTCTCCTCGGCCCGCGTGATGTAGAGCGCGACGCTGAGCGGCATTTGCCCGGTCTCGACCGCGATCAGCAGGCGTTCGTCACCGTTGGCGATCAACTCGCCGATTTCATGAACATAGGCGAGGGAAAGCCCCGTCTTGTCCGCGATCTGATGATCCGAGTAGCCTCGGTCGCGCAGGATGGCGATGTCCTGCAACAGCTCGAGCGGCCGCTGCTGGCGGCGGGCGATATTCTCGATCACGCTGCGCAGAAGTCGCTCGGGCTCGCTCGCATCCACGACGATGGCCGGGATCTGGGTTTCCCCAAGGGCGACATAAGCCTCCATCCGTCCCTGACCGCAGACCAGACGATAGGACACTCCCGCCTCTTCATCGACCTGGGCGACGGTGATCGGCTTTTTCAGGCCGACCCTGCCGATACTGTCGACAAGCGCTCGGAAGGTCTTTTCCGAGCGTTCACGCGGGTTCTCCACCGTGATGGCGGAAATCGGAATCACCTGCACTTCGTCCCGCATCTCGACTTCGCTCACCATGGTGCCACCTCGGCAACCGGAACGCGGCGGGCCATGTCGAAGAAGAAATCGAGCGTTTCAAATCGGAAAGCGTCCAGCATCAGGCCATTCTCCTCGGCAAGCCCCAAGGGTTTTGTTCGCATCTCGAATTGGGGCAGCAGGTAATAGTCGAGCGCGGCGGTGTTCGTTCGGTCCATCCGGATGGCGATGGTGATGTCGGGCACGAGGCCGGTGTCGAAACGGATTTTCCAGCGCAGGCCGCCGGTGGAGGTTTCGCGGCAGCGGGCGACAGCGACGGAGGCGGTGAATTCGCCATTGATCGTCAGCAGGTCGGTCGCCGGATTGCGCGTCACGGTGCCGCCGAGACGGGTGATCTCGCGGATCACACGCTCCACCTCGTCGCCGTGGAACAAGCGCAGCAAGCGGTTCACTTCGATGTAGTGGTAGTCCCGGTCCGGTGTGAATCCAACGAGGGAATAGGCGCGGATCAGGCTGCCGAACCGGTGGGCATAGGCGCCGCTGGACGGCATCCCGTCGGCCTCGTCGATCACCAGACCGGATATGTAGCCGTGGCGCTGGAACAGCCGCGTCAACCGTTCCAACATCTCGTCGTCCGAGAACCGGCGGTTCCGGGCGGCGATGATCGCCTGTACCTTTTGGAACTGTTTCGGCTCGACGATGGCATCGAACGCCCCTTCCGAACGGATCCACATCTCCGGACCATTCGCCACCCGCTTCTGCTTCAGTTTGAAGGAGCGCCGGTTGTAGACGTTGTTGCCGATGTATTTTTCGTTGGTCAGGATCTGATGGACGGTGGCGCGGGTCCAGGCCCGGCCGAGATCGGTCAGGATCCCGCGCTCATTCAGTTCGGCCGCGATTTCGCTTTCCGTACGGCCGTGCTTGAGGAACCGGCTGTAGATCCAGCGAACGGTCCGGACCTCGGCGTCGGGTCCTGGCACCAGGATCACCCGGTCTGTCTGCAAGCTCTTGTGCTCACCGCGCTTCAGTTCGGCCTTCACTTCACCCCGTTCGTCAAGCAGGACCCGGCGAAGGCCAAAACCCGCCGCACCGCCCTGACGGAAGCCGCGTTCGATCAGGCGGCACTGCCCGATGAAGACCTTGTTGGAAAGTTCCCGGCTGTATTCCCCCGCCATCGCGCGCTTGACGCTCTTGACGATCGTAGCAACCGGCCCGCCATCATTTTCAAATTGCTCGGCGCAATACTCGACCTGCTTGTTGGCGCGACGGCAGATGTATTCGTAATAGGCGGATTCATCGGCGTCCTGAAAACGGCCCCATCGGCTGACGTCATAGACAAGGATCACCTCGAAATCCGCGGTGCCGTCCTGCACATCCTGGATCAGCTGCTGCAGCGCCTCGCGACCCTCGATCCTGAGCCCACTCTTGCCTGCATCGGCATAGGAACGGACCAATTCAAAGCCGCGTTCCTCCGCGTACTTGCGGATCGCGTCCGACTGGTTTTCGGTCGAATATTTCTGATGGTCCGTGGACATGCGGACATATTCAGCCGCACGGCGCTTTGGCGGGGAGTTCGCCGGTTCTTTTCTTGAGGGCAGCTCTCTGCCTGCCATGCCCGTCTCCAGATCAGTTCATGCAGGCGTCTCCGTCTGGTCGGACCCGGGGTATTGGCTGGGGCGCAAAATGGAATCTGCCGCTGTGTTGTCTTCTCCACTGGTTTACCGGAGGAGGACGCCGCGATGCGGATCAAGATGGGCACATCTGTGCCGAAAATGGGCACAACTGTGCACCTGGACGCCGATCAGACCGCGTATCGCACGGCCATTGCCGATGCCCTGCGGCGCGAACTGGGACCGACGCATCAGGCCATCAAAACGGTGATGCGCTGGACCGGAGCGAGCGAGCGGACGGCGAAGTACTGGCTGTGTGGCGAACGCGGGCCTAGCGGAGAGCATCTGATCCGGCTCGCGCAACATTCGGATGCAGTGCTGATCACCATCCTGATCATGGCCGAGCGACTGCCGGACCAGCGGCGGCACAGATGTACCGACTGTCCTGCGCGCGAGCTTGTGTTGCAAGACCTCGGACAGGAACAGAAATCGTCCGGGGGTTCCTGACATGCAAGGAAGCGGCTGGATTCCTCCCCGCCCAAGCGTTCAGGAAACAAGTCGCGACAATGTTCATGCGGAGATTAGAACCCCTATTCTCCGCATGTCTTGCGGCGAATGAGAGGGGATCATGCTTTGATACCATTTTCCTGTCAGTCTCTGTCACCAATCTGGCTTGACGGCAGACTGCTGGCGACAACGCCCCTTGATGTCAGAATAGAGCCATATTCTGTTGCCAAGCGATCTTCGTGTGACTAGGTTGGCGTCAAATCCCGTTGATGACAGAATCGGCACAACTATGATCACCAAAACCTACGATCTTACGGATGCCGTCACCTATCACATCGGCGGCTTTCCCCCTGGCTCACTCGACTACGAGGTGCTTCTCGGACCCCTTGAAGAGGCAGCGGCCTCGCTTGCACGATACGATGCAAAGATGTCGGGAATGGTGAACAGCGAGTTGTTCCTCGCCCCGCTGCGTCGCCAGGATGCGGTCACCTCGTCCCGGATGGAGGGGACGATCTCGACCATCGAAGAGCTGTACCGCCTTGAAGCCGAAGAAGACGCGGGCAGCGCCGACCCTTATCGGGAAGCGCGCAACGACGACGTCGAGACCTACCTTTATTCCCGCGCACTGCGGAATGCTCAGCAAGCCCTCGCCGACGGCGCCCCGCTTGGCGAACACCTGATCCGGACTGCCCACCAGCAGCTGCTGTCCTTTGGCCGGGGAGCCCGCAAGCGCCCCGGCAGCTACAAGGTTGAGCAGAACTACATCGGGGATGAACGGCAGGGAAGGATCTACTACGTTCCGATTGCCCCGGAGCAGCTGGGCCCGGCGATGGGCGAACTGGTCCGCTACATCAACGAAAGCACGATGCGGCCATTGATCCGCACCGCCATCGCGCATGTCGAATTCGAGGCTCTGCATCCGTTCGAAGACGGCAACGGTCGGATCGGCCGGATGCTGATCACCCTGATGCTGTGGAAGCTCGGCGTCCTGCATCAGCCGAACTTTTTCGTGTCGGGTTACTTCGAGGCCAACAAGGACGAGTACATCGAGCGAATGCGGGCCGTTTCCGCCAAGGGCGATTGGACCGGCTGGGTGGTATTCTTCCTCCAGGCGATGCACGCGCAGGCGACGGTCAACATTCAGACGGCCGACGCGATCTTCCGCCTTCACGGCGAGATGCGGGAGCGGTTCCGCGAAGTCCTGAACTCGCAGTTCCATGATCAGGCGCTGGACTTCGTCTTCGCAAGCCCGATCTTCCGCAACGACCGCTTCGTCGAACGCTCAGGCATCCCACCATCCTCGGCACGCGCGCTATCCCGACGGTTGGTCGAGGCAGGCATGCTGCGCACCATTGAACCGGCTTCCGGACGACGCGCGGCGATGTACGCCTTTGATCCGCTGCTCGATCTGCTGAAGGTGTGAGGATCATAGCGACGATTATCCGCCCCGTCGAAGGGGGCCTCGTCGAATGTTGACCAGGTGTTGACAAGAATTTGGAACGACAAAAGCCGAGCGTTATGATCGGCTTTGAAGTCTTTGATAATATTGTATATTTTGGTTGCGGGGGCAGGATTTGAACCTGAGGCCTTCAGGTTATGAGCCGAACGACGAAGTAATCGGGAAGTATTTTTTATCAATATGTTAGCGACATTCCCCGAGTTCCCACCAGAGACGCCTCCACTACTCGGCGACATCAGGAGGCTTTCAACG